TAGCGTTCAACGCTGAAAGGGATTCACGGGAAGCGGCGCTTAAAGCTCAGTATGAAGAGACCAAAGCCAGACTCCTAGCGGCGGGTGTAACAGTACAAACGACGCAACAAATAGTAGGGGCATTGACATCGTTATCGGCTGCAAGCGGAGCTAACTACGGTGGCGGATCTGGATATAGTGGCGGACCCGGTGGCGGGCTTACAGGATCGAATGGTGGTACTAACCTCGGCGGCGGCGGAGGAACAGGCGGTCCTAACATCGTACTTACTGGCGGCACACCTAAGCCGGTGCCCGGCAAGGATGATCTAATTGCCAGCCTCAAAGCACTGCTTGATTCACTTCTACATGGCCTTGCAGACTTACCGGCCAAAATCACCGAAGCAGATTTCCGCAATCCTAACGCTTCTAACTTCTACGCTAAACAATTAGATGATGCTGTAGATTCATTCCGCCGAGTAAGCGATGCGCTCGCGAAAGCCTCAGAAACATCTGATCAATTCGCGTCTGATTTAGCTTCGGCATTGTCAAACGTCGCACAATCCTTCATAGATACGCGCGATGCAATCACAGGCCACACTCGCTCTGCCGTTGAAGAGCTTGAGATTAAAAAGCAACAAGCGGCATTGTTTAACGCTGAATTGCCGCTCGAGATTGCCAATCTTAAAGCAGAAGTGGCCAAAGACCAAGCATTGCTTGCCACTGCCGGCATAACTAACACCTACGCGGCGACTGTACTGGAGAGTGGAAAAGCCGTAGCTGCACTGGCGCAGATTACTGCCCAGACTATTGTTCTAACTGGTCAGTTGTCGGAAGCGGAAGTCGAGGCAACGCAACGTAAAATAGATGCACTAAATGGTGTTATCCAGGTATTAGAACAGATTAAGCCGATTGATATATCAGAGATCCACGTCCAAGGTGGCGGTGGTGGATCTGCAAGCGGCAAATCACCTACACAGGAATTAGCTGATTTTTTTGCAGCATTCGACCGGTCGCTATTGCCACAATTGTCACAACAGATCTACGATATTAACAAGAAATACGACGATGAAATCAAGCTTCACGCTAAAGATCACACAGCGATAGATCAGCTTAATAAAGACCGCGAGGCAGAGATAGCGCTCGTCCAAAAGGCCGCGCGCGAGGTAGGAGTAAAGAACGCTCAAAGTTTCATCGATAGTGGACTGCCCGGACTAGTCACACAGATCAACGGTGTACATAATACGTCACAAGGGTTGATCGATTCTCTGCGGGCGTTAAATTCACAAGGTGCGCTATCGACACAGGAGTTACATAGATTAGTTCCGGCTATCCGAGCGGCTGAGCAGGCACAAGTAGCTGCTATCAAGACCGGCATATTACAATCTATTGACGATTTCGCTGCCACTATCGCTAATCAAGGTTTGCCTGGACAGTTAAAGGGGATTAGTGATCAATCTGTCAAACTCCGCGATTCGCTCAATGCCCTAGCCGCCGCCGGGACGCTATCGGCGGATGAATTCTTCAAAGCGGCCGGTAAGATCAGTGACGCTGCTAAGGCACAGGAGCAGGCGACATATGAATCCGCTGCCACGTCGTTGCTGTCAGAGTTGTACGGGCTCCTACATGATGACACGGCATCGGCAAAGCTTAAATTTGATCTGACTTTGGCTGAGTTACAAATCCGTGAAGCTGAGTTAGAGAATGCAGTTAAGATATACGGCTTGGTTGGCGATTTCATCCCGGAGATCAAAGCCGCTATTGATAAGTTCAAAGCGGCCGGGCCTGGGATATTCTCCAGCTCCGGTTCGAATTCCAGTCCCACAAACTTCACGGACCCGGCGACTGTTCTAAGGTTAGCCGCTGAGAATCAGGCTAACGCGGGCAACAGTCTACAGTCGGCGGCACAGGCATTGTCTGTGGCGATTCAAAAACTCTCAGATTACGGCGACTCACTGTTGACCAATTCCACCCTCAGCGCCTTGACTCCGGCCGATCAATTAGCACAGGCGCGAGCGCAATTACAAGCGGATTACTCGCTAGCCGAATCTGGCAATCTCGACGCTTTCAACGCTTATCAAGGTTTAGCGAATACATTCTTGGGGTTATCGAAAGCCCAGAACGTGTCAAATTCCACGTACGGCGTGGATTTTAAATTGGTATTAGATGAAATCCAAGCTCTCAAGTCCATGGTCGGAATAATATCACTGCCGACGATACCGGCCGTGGGATCATTCGGAGGTGGTAGCGGCGGAACTGGCGGCGGAGGCGGCGTGGGCAGTGGCAACGGTTCCGGCCAAACTCTAGCTGTGATCAATCTCGACCCTGTTGTATTGTCGATCGGTTCCGCGTCAAACCGTAACCACGATGACCTATCAAATATGGCTGCTAGAGTTGGAGTACTAACAGAGGTAGTACGTACACAGCAAGATCAATTAACGCGCGTGGTTAGCGTGTTAGAGCACGGGATGGTTCACTAATGGCTGCCAACATACCCCGCCCTAACAATAATACCGATAGCACCTTGATTGACGAACTTATACGTGACTATGGCGAGGTGTTTATAAAGGCTGGATTGACGCATGAGCGTGTAGTGCTTATTGTAACCAAAGACGTAGAAAAGGTTAAATCAGCCCTAGATTCACGCCTCGCATGGTGGCGTAAGCTGGACGAGGCACGACAAAGGGTACTGGTGAATATGGCTTTCGGTCTAGGAGTAAACGGGCTATTGTCTTTTAAAAGCGCCTTAAAATCCCTGGAGCACAGTAATTTTGATTCCGCCGCAGATGCCATAGTCGACTCTAGATGGTATAAACTAGATAAGGCACATGCTGAGAAGATAGCGAATGCTATCAGACGCGGCGACGATAGCGAACGTCGCACGGACTCGGACAAGTTTAACCAATGACCCGTCCAGGCTTGACAGCATTCGGCGAATATGCGGTAGGTGATCTGCCGGCTGCTAATGATATATCCACACCATCTCTATCCGCTTATCTGCTCGCCAATCGCGCCGACCGGATTATCCTGTTAATCGCCAAGCCCCGTATTCCCGGGTCAATGGGCCAGGTGCGTACGATCTATGCGGCGAGTGACGAGTACTCGACCAAACCCACAGATACGCCAGCCAATCAGATATTCCGTGCTAGATTGCTATCCTCGTATAATATCCAATATTCGCTATGGGGTGGGCTCGGTCAGCTACCTATCCCCAAGCAGACGGTAGACGGCAAGACACAACTACCATCCGTTAGATCTATTCCATCGTTCGGTGTAATATCGTTCGTCGCCGCCGATGGCGATTACGACAATTTGACTCGACTATCTTGGATCGGCTGTGAGATCGATATCTATGTAACGGTTAAAGACGCTGCATTCTCTCCGCCACCGCAAATCTTCAAAGGTACATGTGGCGGTATCACATGGGACCCGGCTAGAATAGATCTCTCTATTCGCGACTTGCAGCAGAATTTTCAGATCCCACTACAGTCGGAACTATACACGACCGGGGCTATTACTTTATCCGCCCCATCTACCCCTGCCGCAACCGCCACTATCACCACACCGTCCGGGTCGAAATCCATAGAGTCCTGGGTTAAACCATCATCCGATTCGTCTACCCGCCGTGATCTAATCGGCTGGCAAGGTACAACCGCGGGATGCTTTGGCATCTATTACAATACGAACGGGTCTAATTATCTCACAGCGTTCGCCGTCAACAATGCCGGGACGATATTCAAATTCGACGATAATCTAACCGTCCCATCCGGTACGTGGATTCAAGTCGCTATCACCCTCGATGTCACTGCCGGCTTCCTCTATCTTTACATCAATCGCACGTTGCGCGGGTCTGTCGCCGTCACCGGAACATTCACGACCGCGGCGACTGCCTTCACACTCGCCAATGCCACGATTTCAGAATTACGTCTGTGGTCTGTGGCGCGTACACTTGGCGACGTGGCATTGAATATGTATCTGTCCTACCCATGTGCCACAGGCGGAGCATATACTGGTCTGTACGCCTATTACACCTTCCCGGAATCGGTAGGCACCACGTCTGTCGATCAAACTGGTGTGCGCGGGGCGATTACCCTAAACGGTGCATCGTGGGATACCGGCGACTGGCAACAGTCACAATGTCTGGGTAAGGTGAAACCTGTCGCTATCGGTGAATTAAAGTACCCCGCTGAGATCCCTCTTCAGCTAGTCGATCCTAACGCGCCGAGCACTATCATATTCCAAGCTCATCATCGGCCGATGCAAGCGTTTCTAGCAGTGCGGCACGCGGGGCTAGCGTTAGTGGCCGGCGTAGATTACACCGTTGATCTCTACCGCGGTTATGTCTTTGCGCATGTGAACGTGACAGCGACAATGACAGCGGACGTCCAAGGGGATACGGGGGTCGGCTCGCCGGATGGGTTAGGGTATGTGAATCGCAAAGCTGACATAGCCGTCCGGATAGCGGCACTGTACGGTGGGACGCCTTACCCCACCGGCGTAGACCTCTCTTCCGTGTCAGATCTCAATATCAAAGATCCGTCGCCGCATGGTATTTTCATCAACTCATCCCAAACCATCGGCGATGCTATCGACTCACTCATGGACGGGTGCTCATGGACATTCAACCGTCAAGGGCAACTAACCCTAGGCCGATTAGACCTACCAGGTGTATCGACTGAGGATATCAATCAGAATAAAATCGTCTATGGCTCGCTTTCCCGTCAACCTACACCGGAACCGAGCAAACGTCAGAGAGTGGGGTACAATCACGTCTGGCAGACGCAGCCGCCAGCGCAATTGTCAACATCGTTAACGACGGCAGATAGAGAGCTATTAAGTCGCCCTGATTCATTCGTAGCGCCCGGGACGGACCTGTCAATAGTGAAAGATTATCCGCTCGCGTCCGACGTACAAATCCTCACCTTGCGGTATGATCAATCTGCGGCCGAAGCAGAATCTATCCGCCGTCAATTAGTATATGGACAGTCGGCGGATATATATAAGGTCAGAGTTGTAGAAGGACTATTCAAGCATTGGTTACTCGACACTATCACTTTGACATATAAAGAGGAAGTGCCAGGGTCGGCGGC